ACTGAAACCCAGTAGCGCAGGACGCTCAGATAATATCTCATCACCGTAATACAACTTTTTCTGGACAGGACGGTTACGGCCCGAAGGCCGGTGGGACCGCTGACGTACAAACGGCACGCGAGGTTCGGGAAGAAAAGGGTTAGCGGGAGGGAGTTCTAACACTTCCCCTGGGAATCAAATCCACCCGGACCGCCTCACACATCCTACTGACTCGTACCGCCAGCACCGCTAAACCGGCCGCCCAGCCTTCGAAAGTTATACCACTGCTCAATAATAATCTTCACGACTACTCCACTGGAAAAGCTCCCGTACTTCATCCCTGACCGAGCAACGTCTCGCACCTACATGTAGAGTGCGGCCGCGTCCTCAAAGTCGAGATAACGAGCCCACGAAGGATCCAACGTCCTAGGTGGGGGATACATCGTCGCAACGACGGTGACATCCTCGTCTACCACGTCCTCCTCGTCAACCAGCCTCGGGCAACGTACCCACACCATCCGCTCACTCACAGGTACCGGAAGATTATAAAAGACACTCCTTGAACGTAGCGCGTATCTTTTCTTAAAACCAAGTCTCTTCACCAAGCCACAATCACGAGGATTGAGGTATCTCCTAAAAGACGCCTCAAAACCCGTGACTGAGACCTGGTTCCAATACTCGTTCTCCCGGATCTGAGGAAGGGCATAGGGAACACCCCATGCCCTATCAAGTAATTCGTCAAAAAACTCGACCTCCTCAGATTTTTGTTCCTCTGAAGCCCCCTGCGCCGGAACGCGGATCCAACCCCGAGGGATCTTCACCTGACCCTCTAGTTTGTTAGGCGGGGGGGGCAGACGAATCTCTTCGCCTACACCCCCAACCGAACGCACTCGAGGAGCGATTGAATCAAGATACCAAAGTTCTCTTATCCAAAGATTAGAGGCCTTCAACATAGAATCGCTCGCCGGGATACGAAGACCCCGTACAACGCTCCGGCCGGACTTCCTAATGACCCCTCCCTTCTCCGTCAACCACCACGCGCCAAGAGTATCCCTTAACGAACCCGAAAAACCTCGTAAGAACGACGAGAAGCCTCCCGCGAGGCCATTCGGGTAATTTGACTTCGACCGCAACAAAGCTGTAAACCGAACAACGGGAACCAACCGTACCCGTCTACTTGTAGCTCGAAAAAAGGTCGAATTCAGGGAAAAAAAGGAGGCGGAGACCATCGTCTTACCAACCGAAAGACGCAAACCGACGGAAGACACAAAGTCTGACCATCGTTGAAAGTCCTCACGGCTAGAACGAAAGACGATG